TTGTTCAGCATAAGGAATTTTCTTTAATGCTAACTCAAGAGGATATGGTTTTAGTGCTGCCCAATTAAATGGTTCTTTATCTGGTGCAGATGGAATAAGTGTGTAACTTGTTTCAGTACCCTGACCGTTACGCTTTAACTTCCATGAAATGTTTGAGATGCTTCCTGTTTCAAGAGCATACTCACGAATAGTATTAAATGCAGATTGCTTACTTACGCCCATTGACCAAATGGCTACGTATGGCTCTTCAATGCCATCATCTACAAGTACGTTGCAATAGAAACGAAGACGTGCTCTCCAACCAGCCTTTGGATCTTTACGGTGCATTTCTTCAGCCCAGTCACGGCCTTCTGTTTCCATAGTATCTACAGCCTTACGTTTGTAGTCTTTTGGATTTGTATGTTCTTTAACAACAAGTGCTAATCCACGATCTGCATTATAATTTGCAGAATCTTCGTCAAGTTCTTCAACGAATCTAATTTTTGCAGACTGTCCATCGGCAAGTTTTAACCATCTTACCTTTGGTGAGTTTTCATCATACTTTGGCTTATCAACTAGGGCATTAATGTTCTTGAGTCCCTTTACTATAGTCATATTATTTTTTCTCCTTATATATTGTTATTTAGTATCTTCTGTCATATCCATTTTTATTTATTTGTTCTGCTGAAGGATCCCAAGTTTCACTATTTTCTTGAATCCCATGACCTTCAACAATTCTATTAAATAAATTAAAAGCAGCACATACTGCAATTGCATCTTTTAACTCTTCTTCAGAAAATCCAGCATCAAAGACGTCTTGTGCATCTTTTTTTGTAATTAACGAAGGACTTATGGTTAATTTTTTAACGTAATTTAAAATACTTTCAAGTCTATGCCCAGAATAATTGTTAGATAATATAAGATCAACTTCTTCTTCTGGAAAACCTACTGATATTGTAAAGACTTTGTGTGACCCAGTACAAAATTTACAACCGTTTAAATTTGATGTAAATGTTGCAATTAGTTCTCTATCTTGTTTAGATAAAAAAGAATCTTCTCTTAATATTTCTTGTGCAAAAGATAACAACATCATATACTTTGATGGTCTTTGCATAAAGACATCAACAATTGTTGAGTTGTCATTCAAAGAAGTAAATATTTTTTCGCTCATTTTTTAGTTTCCTTAAAGTATTAATCCAAAATGTTTTAAAATAAATGCGATAGCAAGAATGCTCCATAAAATATTAAACCATATTAGAGTTGGGATAGTTTTTACTGTTGATGACCAGATTAGACCTAAACTTGATACTAACGCAAAAATATAAAACCACCAAATGCTTACATCAAACATAAGGCCTGGAATAATAATAGCGGCTTTTGCAACAAAAGCAAAAAACTCTACCGCATTAGCCTTAGTCCAATATTTTTTATGACCCATTGTTTTTAAAGCAATGACCCACTCCATGTGCTTGTTTTTTGTTTTATTCTTCATTGTCATCTTTTCTATTTTAGCATACTGGTGATAGAATTGTCAAACTGAAACTCCAGTTTTTTAATTGCATCATCATCCATATCGCCTATATCTTTATATTTTTTATCTATATACACAGAAGTAACAACAGGTCCAAGTCTTTGAACTAACTTATCTCTCATTATTATTCCTGCATCATCGTTATCTGCAATCAAAACAATACTATTAAAATACTTCTCTAATAGTTTTATTTGTGCTGCAGAAACATTAGCACCCAACGTAGCAACCGCAGGAAATCCTACTTGATCTAACCTAATTGCATCAAAAGAAGACTCTACTACATAGACAATGCTTGAAGTCTTTATTCTGTGTAAATTAAATAAGGTCTTACCTTTTGGTAAACCAGGAGTATTCTTAAATTCTTTACCTTCAACCGTTCTGCCAACAAATCCGATACACATACCATCTGGAGAGTGTACTGGAATTGTAACTGAGTCTTGCTTTTCTGAATAGCCAAGATTAAACTTTATTACTGAGTCTTTAGTTATTTTTCTACCTTCGTAATATCTAATCGCTCTTGGAGATTCTAATGCCTGATTGTTTAATCTTTTAATTAGTAATTCGTCATACTGAACAAACTCTGGTTTATCTACCAACGCTTTGTTTACTGATGTCTCAATACTAGTTTCTTGTTCTTTACTTTTAATATATCTTATTGCTTCAAAGTATGTTCTATTAGATATATACATTACAAACTCAACAAGAGTTTTTGTGGTTTGGCATCCAAAGCAAAAAAACAATCCATGCTCTTTTGACACTTCACCAGCAGGAGTTCTATTGTTGTTGTGATATGGACAAAATATAATATAGTCTGTTCCATACTCAGCCTCAATATCAATACCCGCACCAGTTAAGACACGATTAACTTGTTCTGCTGTATAAGAATCTTTAACCATTCTTATCCTCATAATCCTTGTAACGGTAGTATCCTCTATCAAAGTCTACCTGAACTAAAAAGTCTCCCATGAAACCATTTCTATTTTTTCTAAATACACATTCAATAATATCACTATTCGTAGCACGACCCAACGCCATTACCCAATCAGCGTCATAAGCAATTTGTCTTGACCAAGCAGTTTGTCCCAAAGTTGGCGGTGTAGAAAGATCCTTAACATCATCTGGAGTAGCAGATGAAATTGCAATAATAGGAACCTCTTCGCTAATAGACATAAGTTTAAGTTCTCTTGAAAGGTTTTTCATACGTACCGTCTCGCTGTCAGCCTTTTGATTTGGTGACATTAATTGCAAATAATCAACAACAACAAAGTCTGGTTTGTATTGATCAATTTTTCCACGTATAACTGAAGGAGTTAAGTCTCCACCATTGTCATTAGAGATAATGTGAAACTCTGGCTTACCTTCTAATTTATCTGCATGCCATTTTTTAAGCATATCAATTTCTACTTCTCCATTGCTAAGTTTACGGTGAGACCATAAGCCTTCACCCATAATTGCAAATACACGATTACGAACTTCCGTCTCAGACATTTCAAGACTTATAATGAGTGGGCTACGACCCTGTTTCCAAGCCTGTACAGCGAAGTACAGAGCCAACCAAGACTTTCCAATACCTGGATATGCAAGAAAGACTCCTAGTTGTCCTGGCATAATTCCAGAAGGTAAGTAGTTGTCAAACCCTGGTAAACCTGTTTTAATTCCAACATGACCAAGATCTTGCATCTTCTTTACATTTTCAAAATAAGCAACTGCAGAATCAAGGTCTGTTACTTCAATATCTCTTATTGCAGCAGTATTCTTTTTTAATTCTGATGTTTTTGTAATAATGTGTTCAAGAGCCTTTGGCCCATTTCCACCTTGAACTTCAGACGCTGCATTACGTAAAATATCTTTAAGACTATCATTTAAGTATTCGGTTTGTAATTCTTCAAGGTGATGCTTTGTTGCACCAACACCTTCTACTGGTACAAAGTCTCTAAATTTTTCTACAACTAAAGATACTGGTGGCACTGATTGATTATTTTCTGAGTATAGCCTAATAAATTCCCAGACATCGTTGTGAGTTCTTAGAAGATTATCAACATTTGCTTGCAATAATACATGGACTTGTTTATCATTTAATACTGCGGTGATTAACTTTGCCTCTGTATTATTCATTAATCCACTTCCTTGCTAGTTTTCTGCGCTCTTCTCGTTCTTTAATGTCTTGCTCTACTTCTAATTTTGCTTCTAATATTTTTTGTGCGTTGTATGCAAAGTAACTCCAACTAGGGGAAAGAGAAATATTAAAATAGTAATCCAATAAATCATAGCAAACCCCCATTCCATAAGATTCAACAAGAGCGTCTGCAGCCCATTGCTCAACATTAAGGTTCATGTTACTTTTGGCTTCATATCTTTGTAGATGTAATTTATTATACCTACTTAGCAAAGCCATACGGTCTTTGCGTTCTGCCACTATTCGCTTTTAAATTCTTTTGCTTCGTTGCTTTTTTCAATTAGTTTGTTTTCAACAAACTTGTATACACGCTCAAATGCTTGGTCTGTGTTTTCATCATCACGCTTATAGTCAACAATACCAAGATCAAACCTTACTGATTGGAAATTTCCTAGATTGTGTGTGTATCCTAGTGTTACTGATACCTTTGTGTTTTTATTTTCTTCCATACCCCACCATTTCTATTTTTAAATATTCTCTGCCCAAACAGGAATAAATCTACCATCTTCTGTCTTCGTATATGTAAGTATACCGTCACCCATGCGCCTTGTCAATTCTTGGCTTGTAGGCGTCATATTATTTGTTATAAGCCCATCTTTTCTTGGTTGTCCTATATGTATAGTAGCCAGTATAGCACGTATATCCCTTACCGTGCTTTCTGAATAATAAGATCTAATTTGCCAACCTCTTTGTCCATCTAACCTTGCACCAATTGGTTTTGGTATCATTCCAGTCTTCATTAATTTAGGCATATATTTTCTATGACGATTAATTAATTTAGCAGTCTCAGCAACAGTGTATGCACGTTCTCTATTTTTTCTAAAGTCGGAACGTAAACAAGTCTCAATTCTATCTTTAGTAATATTATAAACAGAAACCATTCCAGTAGATCTTGAACTGTGATGTAGCCTTACCAAGTCCCCATTAAGAAACCATATTTTTTTATTACCTTTTATTACAGTTTCGTTATTGTATTCTTGGCTCTCAATATTTCCTTTGCTAGTAGCCATCTACCTTCTTCACTTTCTATTGGAGGATGAAAAAATGTTCTTAGTCCGCATCCCATACAATATGTTTCCATATGTTGAGCACTGCTGTACTGTCTATCAACAAAGATTCTACCCTTGCATTTTTTGCAAGAAATCATTAATTATTTCCTTAGTTTGGAATTCCAACAATAACTAGATGAACTGATAAAGATAAGTCGCCAGAAGCCCCAAACCTTACAACACCCTCTACTCTTGTTTCTGTAACACTCTTTAGAACAATATTTACGTTTTGTCCTGCTGGTGTTTGCCCAGTATTAACTGGGGTTGCTGATACTATTGGTGGGTATTTAAAGTCTTTAAAGTCATAAGTAAACGTTCTTTCGTTACCCGCTGAAACTGTTGAGTTATTTGCAACTTCAACTAACCCGCCCACTATTCTTGTGTTAGAGGTTTGTACCTCTGCCTTACCCGCACTTGCTGTATCAATAATTGTTTTACTTGTCTGCTTAGAAGCAACATTTGTGGAAAGGTCGTTTACGGCCTCAATTAACTGATATAAATATGTAACATCAAGAGGTTGCCCTCTTTCTGGTAGTGGTACTTTTGCCATTTATTCCTCCTATTTTATTATACCAAAGAAACTAAGCCAGAGTTGTATATTTGGAAATTGGCATTTAGTGTTTTTTCAGATGACTCAACTTGAATAATTACACGTACATTTGTAGTTCCAGTTTTAATAAATTGATATGAATGGATTGGTGTTGTGCCGTGGTAGGTTGCTGTAGCCCCATCAAATCCAACAAAAACATCATACTTTGGTCTATTTAATTCATCTCCCCAGACTGCACTAATAACTGATGTTGAAACCTGTACGGCCCCCGCAACAGCAGTAATTGAATCATCTAGTACAAGATTTATTGGAGACCATTGAGAAGTTCTGTTTTTATCTTCAGAAACAATTCTGTATCTAAAAACGTATCCAACTTTATCATGATCTAGTGGTGGTAAAGATGCTTTTTTAATTATAACTTTTTTAATTCCTGCATCAGCCATTATGAATTGTTTCCACTAGAAAGATCTACTGAAAATCTAAATTCAACATAATTACTAGTATTAGGACTCTTGATTATGGTTGCTGCGCCTGAAGTTTGAATGACTGAATATCCTGTTAGTCCATAAAGTGGATTTACTGTAGCAACATTTTCTAATTTTAAAGCGTCTAGTGCTACATAGTAGTTACCAGACGGATTGACTCCATCAATAACGCATGCGTATATCTTAACTACAGAAACAGCATTCCAATCAAATCCAGATGTTCTGTATAGTTGTTGAAGTTGTTTTGTTACAACAAAGTATCTTTCTGTAGCAAAATCGTATTGTCCGCCACTGCTGTCATCAGCAACTTCTGCTTCAAGTCTTGCAAACTGCGTTCCGCTTGTATTTTCAAATGAAACTAAAACTCTGGCTCTTTCTGGTTGAGTGCCAGCACCATATGTTCCATCTCTATTTACTATTGAGAATGCTAATCTTAGTTGGTCTGTTGGAGAATTTTTTGTAAAATCAACTGTTGTTCCGCTCAATCTAATATAATTTGATGATGCTCCTATTTCAAAAGTATCTTGCGTTGGACCGCTATCTGATTCAATATCAAGATCAGCCTCATTACCTTTTATCATAATTACATTATTTAAAAATCTTGGTCTTTCGTATCGTGCAACTCTTGGTGATTTAAAAAATATTGGATTATCTGCACTTGTTTGAAATACTGGATCTGTTACAGCAATAACGTTGTCATAAATTGGGGCATCTAGCGCATCAGATTCTGTGTCAATTGCTACTGCCGATGCTGCTGTTACATATTGCCAGTTTTCGTTTTGTGTAAACGCAAAAACTGTTTTACTATCATATGCTCCTGCAGATGGATTAGATCCTGCAGAGTATATTCCAATTTCAGATATTTCATATCTTTCTTCTGTTGGTAGTTCTGCTGTTAGAACAATTTTATCTACACCGTCTTCGTTTACGAAACCTCTAGAAGATATTGGAACACGAAACATCTCAAAATCTAAATTTGTTTTTGTTGAATAATCTCCGATTTCATCGGCGGTATCTAGTGGAGTAGCACCACAACCAATAGCAATATACGAGGCATAGGCAGGGGCCTGTCCAAGTAAATACTTTGCAATAATAGATTTACCAGTATTAGTTATCATGAGGTGTAGTCTCCAAGATCTGCTTCATATATTGTACCACTTACGCTGATTTGTGTCTCTACTTGCTCGTCAGGATTTACGTTAATAAATTCAATAATTAAGTCTCCTGCTGCGTTAAGGTATACGTTTTCTCCATTAGTTCCGTTGCCAGTTTCTGGAATTTTGTCTTCTAGTTTAATTGAGAATCCAGCAAAAAACTTATCCGCGGTTTGCTGTAGGCTAAGGATATTATTTGGGTTATACCTTTGTTGAATGGCTGAAAGGTTTTTAATTGGCTGGTATGATATTTTTTGTCCATTAACAATGTCAGACCTTGTTATACTAATTAATTCTTGACCGCCAATATTTTCAAATATCTGATCAAACATTCCATCTGTGGGAACGGATTCTTCATCAAATAATATAATGTCTAAGGTTGCTGTTTTAACTGGTGGTGGAGCAGCAAACATTCTTGCAGAAAACATTTCTGGTTCTGGTGCTGGGGGTGTTGCTGTAATACTTACAGATGGTGGGGCGTCTGCCTTTATAACTCCAGAGTCTGCTGATCTTCCAAAATACTCTGCTTCTTTTTTATTTAAAATTGCAAGCATTCCTTGTGTATTTATGTTTCCATTAGAAAGTGTTACCGATGCTCTTTCATTTGCAGTTAACTGTGCATATGCAGGAACATCATTATAATATCCTTGAGCGTTTACTCCACCTCTAGCATATACTTCTGCTGCGTTACCTGTTATTGCAATTGCTTCTGCTGTTTTTGCAGAATCTACACGAGAACTAACGACATCTCCTGCTGCTTTTTCAACTTGTCTTGCCCAATTTTGACTATCTAATGACATGCTATACCTCCGCCAAATAAAGTGTCATGTCTGGACCATTTATTTTTCTTGCATACTCAATATTATAGACTATAAATCTAGAATCAACTGAAGTAACTAAATCTAAATTATTAGAGTCTTTATAGTTAATTGTTACAATGTCTCCAAGTTGAATTGTTGGGGTTGCAAATATTTTTAAACCAACTGATTTTTTAGGAACCATAAGTTTATCTATCATCCAGCCCATCAAATTTTCTGCATCATCTTGTGTTTGTATATATGGAGTATCTAAGGTAAACTCATTGTTTCCATAAATCATTCTACTTCTTTTAATTTCATCAAACCTTTGTTTCTCAACTTGCGGAGAAACAATCTGAGAAGATCCAGTTAGTAATGGATTAGAAAAATTACTACGCTTTTTAAAGTACTCATCAACTGTTAACTCATGGGTAGTGTCTTGTGTAAATGTAACTCCTTGAATTCTTAGATAGTTACCGCTTGTTTCGTCAAGATTTAGGGCTGTATCTGTAGCATTAAATATTAAAAATTCAGCACCGTATGAGTCTGCATAAAAACCAGATGAGACGTAGCCTTTAATATTATTAAATGTTGGAGACAACTTAGCGTAAAGTGCAGGGTATGCACGATCATACTTAATATCAAAGTAAGCACACTCTCTCATTATTGAGCCAAACTCGTCAAAGTATAAATTGTATTTAGGTGGTTGCTGAGCACTAATTCCAGATAGATAAGTTGCCTGAACGATACCGCTCATTGCATATTTTCTTAAAGACTCGCTAGCACTTATCTCGTTATCCCCAAAAGCAGAGGATAGGGTTTCTCCAACTGTAAAAACAGTATTTTGAGAATAGTTTTGTGACAAAGCATAAATATTTTCAAACATAACTCTAGATGAACCACGAACAAACGGAGCCATGTTATTGTAGATTGGAAGTGGATCTGTATCGTCTACAACCTTAATTAATTGATTATTAATGTATAGATAGAATCTTCTTGTTTTTCCTATGTCTTGATATTCTACGGCTAAATCATATACCGTAGGATTTTCCTCACCAGCCATTCTATACTGACCAGTAAACCTTCCATCGTCAACTGTAATCTTTGCTAGACCGCCATAAAGTTTTATAGGAATTGCATTACTATTAGACGCATCTTTTTTAATTTTATAAAAAACAACATTGTTAATAGAAATATCTGATTGATTGTCTTTATCTAATTGTAAATATGATTCTATGTTATCACTTGTCAATGCAGCAATTTCAAAATAATATCCGTTGTTGGTTGTTGGATTAAGCAATACTGCTAATCCTCCTGAACCACCACCTATGCTTACTGGCTGATCAGGTTGAACTCCAGCAACCTGGTAGTAGGTTGTACTTCCATTTGGTGTTTGACTACGACGCTCATTATTTTCAATCTTGCCAATAATACGCATTCTTGTTCCAAAATGCTTATAAGAATTATCTAATTCTTTATAGACATAAGATACTAAGTCAATTGGGACTTCAGTTGTTTCAAAAGTTGGTCCATTCATTACTAAGGCTGATGATTGAATTGTTCCAGTTTTTGGAGATATAGTTGAGTTCACTGGAGTCTCCGTTGTATAACTTGAAGACATAAAGTTTTTAATTGTTCCGCCTCTTGATGTCTGCTGGGCTTTAGAGTTATTTACTCCTGCTGCTCCAGTTGTTGTTGCTGGCAAAGAAATATCTTCAAGCAAGGTCGTTGTAAATAAATATTGAGTTTCCATGTCACAACCTCTAACATAAGCATTGTCTGACCAATAAGTATCTATTCCAGCAGTGTGACTTGCTATTGTTGTTCCAAATTGAGCACGTCCATGCTCATAAACTGCACCGTTCTGTAAACGAGTAACGCCTTCAACTTGTTCATAAAATGGAACTGTATAAATTCTTACTAGGCCAGTTGGGTATATTTTTCCGTTAAATGGCAATGATCTAAAAAAGTTTTGATACTCTTGATTATTAGTAATCCAAACATTGCTGCTGCCTTGTCTATGAGAAACTCTCCATGCTTGAATCTCTTCACCTTTTTGCGCTTCTGTAATTTCTCCATTTGCAACTCTTTTGTCTAAATTATCAATAACACTTGATGGTGCTAATCTTCCAGGCAAAACAATCTCTGGTTTAGATTCATCTAAGTTTATACCGTCTGATAATATTGGATACCAAATTGCAAGGGTAACATTAAATTGTGCAGCATCATATCTAATAACTTCTCCATTAGAATAAAAATATCCTTGATATCTTGTAAGCCAATAAACGTTTTCTCCAAGATCAAAAACATTGTTTACTATCTTACGATTAACAACACTTGGTGGTGATGCAGTAAGATCAGAATTTAAAGGCATTGCCCCTAAAACATACTTTCCTTGTTTAGATGCAACCTCATTAATTGTTTTAGTTGAATCTGTTCCAGATACTTCCCACAAAAGTGAAGGCTTATAAATCCAAGTCTTATCTATATCAATCATGTTTGCTTGACGAATAGATCCATAAGATCTTTGAATATATCTAGTTGTGTAATTAATCTTTCCATTATTATAAACTTTTTTGTCTTGAGATGCAATTGAAATAATGTTTGGAAGCGTTCCAGAAGATAAGTTTTCAACAATACCGCTAACAGATTGGTTGTTAGAGCCAGACAGAGTCATACTGGAAGTTCTATCATTTATGTCTGGAAGCATATAGTTTTTACTCATTACGATAAAATTATTATATTCATCAAAAAACATTGCTGTTTGTGTAGACACTGCAAGTTGATTTAATACTTCTGCTACCGTCTGATCTGGAGCAATAAAGAAATACGGAATAATTGGATCTGGTTCGTTTGTTGTTCTATAAAATGCATAGTTGCTAAAACCAACGTAATCAAGAATTAAACTAATTGCATAACTAAGCGACACTTCTGTCACCAGCATCCTTGGTGCAGGCATAGATTCTAAAAAGAAATAAAAGTCTCTTAGCGATAGTTCTAGTGTTCCAGCGGTAACATCTGCCTGTGGAAAACCATCAGAGTAAAGTGTTTTAATTGGAACCCAATAATCAAATCCACTTACATTTAATATTTTTTCGTAAAAATTAAACTTAATGTTCTTACGAACATAATCACTAACTATGCTAGTAGTGTTGTTGTCATTAAACGCTTGGTCATCATCAAACAAAGATATATTTCCAGTTGAAGCAAGTAACTGTCCTACTGGTAAAGCAGATGTTCCAAGATCAGAAAGAATTTTTTTAACACTATACTCTATTGTTTTATTAGATATATCAACAACTAATCTTGGTGACATTTCAATTAAATCAAAGGTAGAATCAAATTTATTCATTCTTTCTACTACAACTCTTAGCCCACGAATATTTTGAAACTCTCTGTAAACAGTTTGACCGTTTGTTGTTTCTTGAAAAGATAGTGGGTTTGTTAGATCTGTAACAAATGTTGTTTTATTATCAATTTGTTCGCTTCCCAATACCCATCCGTAAACAGGAGTAAATGTGTCGTATGTATCAGTAGTGCTATTCCAAACATAGTATGTTCCAACATCTCCTACATTTGAAATAACTAAATATGCGTATCCATTTATTGATTCGTTTGGTAGTAGCGTAGATGAAGAAAAAGTTTCTGCAAAAACAAAACTATCTTTAAAATTATCTGGAATATTTTTTAATCTATATTGTAACTCAACATACCCATCATGAGTAATAATTGGAGATCCATCATCACGAGTGTCATTTTCAGTAAAAACATAAGAGTCTATCCAATTATTTCCTTCAAGATGCTGAACTTTCCATCTTGTTGGAGTTGTTTTATTTGCGTTACTAAAAAATGGATCTGCAAAAGTTCTAGAAATATCAGTAAAATCTCCTAGATCTATATCTCCAACATTGGTTTGCATCTTTACAATAATTCGGTTTGCTGGCACATTCTCTTTATAAACTACAAATGGTGCAGCATCATCTATGTAGTAATTGCCATTAACTATGGTTTTAGCAATACCTCTTTCAATACCGTCTTCAGTTCTAAAAGATGTAAAGTATTTAAATTGGTCATATCGTGATGCCATGTAATATCTTGGCCTTCTAGCAAGTTCGCTACCAGAGTTTGATAAAAATTTACCTTTAAAGGCAACTGCCTTGTTAATACCAGATCTTGGCCTAAATGGTTTTATGCAATCTTCTAATGAGTATAAAAGTTTATTTTTTTCTTTTATAGATGTAAAGGTTTGTGGTGTTCCATTATTCTCAAACCCTCCATCAATAACAACATCTGCATCTGTTGCTCCAGTATAAAATAATCCAGCATCTGCGCTATCAAATGTATTTGGTAGTGTTAAGAATTGAGAGTTTTGTTCTTGAGACCTATATCTGTAGTTGCCAAGTTTAAATATATTATCTGGCATATTCATATTCCACTCAGCCAGAACTAGTGATTCTGTTTGTATTGTTGCAGATGTTTCAAAGTGGTTTTTTAGGTCGGTACTTTCAAACATTTAAACTTCTTCCAGTGTTACCGATATGTTCCAAAGATCATGATTTGTTGCCCCACGCTTTACGACGGAATAATTAAAATCTGCAAAATAAACTTCAATGATTTGATTGTATCTGTTCAAACCACTATATTCATAAGTCTGGCCTTCTAGGTTTGTATATTTGTCATATGCAAGGTACATAAAAAATGGACCTTGATGTGTTTCATACCAATCAAGAAGTTCTACGCCACCTGCTCCACCATCTGCTGTGTACTCTGTTGTAGATCCTTCACTTGGTGATACTCCTGTTGTTGAGTTAAAATTCGGTAATCCTGAATACCCTCTTGAAGGCAGCATGTTCCAAGATACAGACATAGTTAATTTATCGGCAATGTGATATGAACGCATGCGACCATTGATAGTTCTTTGACGTTGCTCAATTCGCTGGGTATTAAATTGCATATCCCCTCTATTATGATCAGATAAAATAATAAACTGATCTAGAAGGTTTGGATCTGTTTCTGTTGTGGAGGCTCCTACCTCTACGCCAGTAGGCACGTATAAGCCATTAGAGAGGGTTCCAGCGTTGTTTGACCACAATATACCCTGCGGTCTAGTATATCTACGTCTACCCGTTAAATAAGCACTAGTAGCCATTATCGCCTCTGCCCTCTAATTCTTTGTGAGTCAACATTTTTAATTTCTCTCATTACTGCATTAGCAATATCTTTAGCGCTTCCGTTAGCACCATTAATACTAAATCCTAGATTATAATTATACACTGCCGTTGAGTTGTCATTCATAGATGTTGAAATGTTATTTACTGGAATCTGAGTCATACCGCCTCCGCCAAGCATTCCAGGGTATTTAGACTCATTTAGTCTTTCAAGTAGTGGTCCATATGATTTTGATGCTGCTTTGTTCATTACAAATTCTCCAGGAGTTAGCATTGCGGGTACAGTATCAGATCCCATTGCTCTACCGCCAAATGCCATATATTTAGAAATCATGCCACCATACATTTTACCTGTAGGTCTACCTACGCTACCGCTGCCAGTTGTAATTGTATTAATAATATGAGTTGTAGTTACTGTTCTGTTAAGTTTTAAAATTGTATCTAAAACTCCCTGTGCCTCTTTTTTTGATCTGTTAACTTCTTGTGTGTATAACGCAAGTTTAAACCTTCTTGCGTCTTCTGCAAGTTTTTCATCTTCATAAAATTGTTTTTGTTGAGTAATGACTTCTAAATCTTTTGCTAGTTGGTCCCTAGTTTTTGTTAATGCCTCTTCTGCAGTAATAATTGCATTCTGTGCTGTCAGCAATTTACCCTGCTGAATTGTATAAATTTGATCTTCTTCTAAACGAATTGCTGCAGTAGCAGTTGACCTTTGTTTTTCTAATGCAGAAATTTGTTTTTCAATTTCTAATTGTTTTTGAGCAATTTGATCTTTTGTTAGTCCAGTTGCGCTTGTTACTCCCGCAATTGCAAATTCTCTTCCAGCCTGCAAAGCATCTGTGCTTCTTTTCATAGAAGCCTGTGCTGCTGTGGCTCTTGCTTCTTGTACGGCTACCGCTGCTGCTGAAATATCTCCTTGACTTAAAGCGTCTGCAATTGTAAGTTTAGATTTTTCTTGCGCTATAAGATCTTCATTAATTTGAGAAATCTTGGTAAGTGCTTTTTCTTGTTCATCATACTTATCATTAATTAATGTAGTTTGTGTGTCAATGTCTTTTAATTGCTCAGAAAGTACTGAAGACTCAGCCTGCAGAGTTTCAATTGGTCTATTAAAGGTTAATTCTATACTTCTTTGTTTTTTCTCTATAGAATTTTGAATTGTTGATATTTCTTTTTCTATTCCATTTACTGCTTTTTGGGCAGTTTCAACTGCTGCTTCACCTGCTTTAATTGCACTTCTATATTTAATCTCAATGCTTTTTTCTAAAACATCAAACATTTCTTCTGGTGAGAGTTGAGCCTTGCCTTCTTCAATTTTAAGTTCTTTAACTAATCCCAAAAGTTTTCTTACTTCACTACTCTTTTTTGATGTTGCAAGTGCAGCAGCAAGGGTTGAGTTTTTTGATAACTCAAAAGCCTCATTAGCACTTATTCCTGCTGCTCTTAATTTACCATAGGATACTCTGCTATTTTTTAATTCTTTTTGTTGTGCAATTAAGTCTTCTTTTGCCAATGTGAATGCACTTTTCTTTGTATCTCCTGCAGGTGGAACATAAGGATCAGGTTGAACAACAACATTTTTTGCTATAGCATCTGTAACAAGTCTATATTTTTCTAATTCTGCTCTTGCAGCAGCAACTTTTGCTGGATTTTTTGACATTAAATCTTGAAAAATTGTTTCACCAACAGATGCATTAACTAAAGACGCTCTTAATAATAACATTTTAGTGTCATAGTCTTGAATTCCTTTACTTGCCTCAGCAAACTTAGGGGCTACATTAAGCATAATCTTATCCATAAGCAGCATTCCTTCAGTTCCTTTAGGTATTGTTGATGAAATTTCTGTCATTTTTTTGTTGTATTCATCTGCTTTAATCGTTTGATTTCCAAATGCTGAAGTTAAACCTGTAAGAGTATTTGCAAGTGCTGCAGAGGTAATATTTAATTGTTTTTGCTGTTCTTTTGTTAGAGCAATCGTTTCTGGTCCTAAGATTACTCCACCTCTGCCACCGCCAATAACTTGTCTTGATTTTTTGACTCCACCCTCAAATGCTTTATTAAATCCTTCTGTTGTGTCTTTTGCTAATTTAATTGCAGCAGATTTTCCTTCTTCTGTAGATAAATCAATTTGTTTAAACTTTAAAGAAACATCTGTTTTACCAGCCTCTTCGCCCAAAGCATCAATATATGTTTTTACTGCATCTTTTGTAAATCCTTGACCACCTAAATCTAATGCAATAGCATTAAAAGCAATTTCTGCTTCTTTTACTGTTCCAGTTTTAATAGCCTCAATATCTTTTTTATATTTATCTAAAAATTCTTTATTGCCCCTTAACTCATCTACGGCAGTTTGCTCTGTAGCATTAAGTTGGTTGGCACTAATTCTTGCTCCAGATCCTGCTCTTGCTGTTGGTGTTTGACCTAAAAGACCTGCTAAAAACTTAACCTTGTCGGTTGTCATTGTCATTGCATTAGCAAGACCTTCTGTTGCCATTCTTTCTTTTTCTTTAGATTTATTATATAAATCAAAAGCACTTTTTGCTACTAATAAACCAGATATAACTAGTCCAACTGGTCCTAAAAATCTTCCTATAATTTTTCCAAAGTTTAATAAGTTTGGAAGTAATTTTTTAATTCCACCACTAAATAAACCAGATTGGATTCCCATTTTTCCTGTAGCAGCATTTGCAGCCAACAAGCCTGCAGTATTAGCCCTAGTTCTTGCTAATTCTACTACTTTGGTTTGTGTTAAAAGTTGAGTTATAGACATTAAACCAAACAATAACCCAGAGTATTTCATTACCTGTGAAGAAAGATTTCCCATAGTTCCGCCAGCCATTGAAGCAACACCTGATAATGCAGATAAAGCAAAAGTGCCTCCCATAAGCGCTGTATTTAATGAGTTCATTCTTTGATTGGTAACTGAAGTTATTTGTTGTTGTTTTCTTACTGCATCTCTCATTTCATTTTCTTTGTATGCTGCATTTAAATCATTAATTGGAACCCCTACTCTAGGGGCATTCCTTGCTACAACTGCTGGTTGGCCTGCTGCCTGAAATGTAACTGGTGGAACTGCGCCTTTAACTCCACCAACTGCAGCATTTCCCAAAGTTGTTCCCGCTCTTGCTACATCGTCTTGTCTACTTTGCATCCCTTGTTCAAGACCAAGGCCAATATCTTCGCCAATTTTTCTAGTTTTCTTTGATGGAGATGCTGATCCTGCTGCTGTTGCAGTTGCATTAACTGCTGCCGTTCCAACTTTAGATCCAACCTTTGCTGCTTCTGCTGTAAACTCTGCTGTAAATGCCTTTAAATCGCCTTTTAACTTTGATAATCTTAGTTTTGTCTCATTAGAAAATTGATCATAAATAACCTTAGCCTCTTTTGTTGACATTCCAAGTTCATTACCCATTGTATTTGTAATTCTAAATGCGGCTTCTTTGTTAAATGGAACATTTCCAGCCCCGACCATTCTCTCCATGCCTTCGTAATATGCATTTGTACCTGTTGATTTTTTATTTTTTCTAAATTCTTTATAAGATTCTTTTGTTATTGGTCTTCTTGTAAGAGAGTTTGGATCTGTTACTGTAGTAACTTCTTTCATTCTTGCATGTGCTGCTTTAACATCTTTATCGGTTTCAGCAACTGCATTATATGCTTCCGAAATTAATTTATCTAAATCTTCAGCAGTTATTAATGTTTTATCTTTAAGTTTTTCAAATCCATTTGCAATTTCTGTTGTAATTTTTTCATTAACATCTCTTATTTCTTCAATTGGTTTTCCTGCAGCCTCAAGTTGTCTTTGTAGTTCTATATCTCTTACTTTTGCATATTGTGGATCTAGCATTTCTTTTCTTGCAACTTCAGTGCTTACCTTTTTGCCACTTCCAGTTTTTCCAACTGCTTCATTTAAATCTGCTGACATTGCAACTACTTCATTAGTAAATACTGTTAGCGGTCCATCTGCATTTTCCATAGACTCAACCATTTTTTTAAGTGATAAAGCCACCTTGTCTGTACGACCTTCAAGAGAAGAAAGTAATTCATTTCCAGACATAGAACTACTACCACCAAAATGAGCAGCAGCAAAACCTCCAGGAATTTTTACGTTTGTTCCTTGGGTTCCAGTTCTTCCTTTTTCATATCCAGGAATACTTCCAGAAACCATTCCTTGAATTAATGGACCATATTTTTCTACAAATTCTGCTGGAATAACTGCTTCTCCTGGAGATAACATTGCTGGAACTATATCTCCTGCACCCTTTGGTCCTGGAACACTAACAATACCGCTTGCAAGTTTCTTAGCACCTCTTCCTGGCATCATCATTCCAGGATTATTCATTGAGAAGTTTCTTGCTGCTGCTGCTGCAGATGTATATGCTGCTATAAGTCTGTTTACTTGGGCTACTTCAGCAGTAAATGTTTGTGTTAGGTTTGCGTGTGTTTGATTAAGGGAGTGTGCTGCTGCTGCTGCATCTAATTGCTCCATAGTCATATACTGGGTTTGTTCTCCTAGTATTCTTGATTGACCAGTTAATCTTTGATATCCGCCACGTAGTGTTAAAAATAGTTTGATAATGTTTGCAACACCGTTTGCAAGCAAACCAAATGTCATAAGTAGCACTGGACCTACCGCACCAATGCCTACTGTTAATAATGTAATTAATTTTTTAGTTCCGCTTGAAAGGTTAGCAAATTTTTCAAGTATGTTTCCAACAAACTCAACTATAGGTGTTGCTGCTTCTAAAAATGCTTTTCCTACTGGAACAAGGGCAATCTTTAAATCTTCAACACTCTTTTTAAATTTATTCATTGCAGAGTCTGCAGTCATTCCTAATTCTTTTTCAGATAAAGCAGAAAGTTCTTCTACAGATGAGTTGGCTAAATCAAGAACACGAGCAGCCTGGTTTCCATCTTTTGCTACGTTAGCAAATAGAGTTGATAAACGTGCAAACTGGAATTTACCAAACATTTGTTCAATAGCCTGCGCTCTATTTAATGGATCTAATTGATTAAGTGCTGTTGCAAACTCTATTACTGTTGCTTTAAGATCACCTTTATTTTTTACAACAATTTCTCTTGCATTTATTCCAAACCGAGCAAGCATGTCCGATGCTTTTCCAGTTGGATTAATTAATGCTGCCAGACCAGATTTAAGTGCGTTTGCACCTTCTGATGCATTGATTCCACCTTCTTTCATAGCAGCCATGAAGAATGTTAAATCTTTTACATCTCCACCTAGTTGCTGAATAACTGGTGCTACTTTTGGAATTGCGGTAGTGATGTCATCAAGGGATACGACTGTCTGGTTTTCTACTGCGTTAAGAAAGTCAATTGATTCTGCAAGTTTGTCCGATGACATGCCAAAAGCATTTTGCAATGATATAGTTGTTTCAAGAGCCTTTTGACTCTCAACTTGACCAAGAATAGAAAGACGTGTTGCTTGTGCAGTCTGACGCTGTAGGTCTAATCCTTGAAAACCTGCTGCTGCTGCCTCTGCTGCCAAACCAACTGTTTGAGAAACTGCAACACCATACTTTGTAAACTGTTTTCCAAGTTCTGTAATGTTATCTAATGCTGCCTGAGTTTCTTCTTGTGGTGTAAATAGATCTCCATAAACTTTTTTAAATCTAAGTGTTTGGGCTTCCATTTCCATAAATGTTTTTGTTGCTGCAGTGCCTACAGCCATTAATGGAAGAGTAAAGCCAACCATTAACTGGCGACCAGCCCATTGTGTATTCTTACCAAAGTTTAATAGATTGGTAGATCCTTGTTTCATTAACTGATTAAATAGTGCTTGTTTTTGTGCTGCTACTTGAACTTTAGTTGTATAGTCACTCATGTCCAACTGGGTAGGCATAATGCCCATTGCTTTCATTGCCCCGTTGGTATCACGGCCCATCTTAATGTATTGGGTTTGTAGTCTCTTTACACGTTCTTCGGCTACCTTGCCAATTGTGTCAAACTCTGACTTGAATAATCTTCCAAATGTTTTTGTAGATGCTCCCGCATAGCGGAAGTACTCACGCATTGAAAACTTATTTTTTTCTAATGAGTTAGTAAATGATTCTGCAGATGTTCTGACTGTACGCATTTCAGCGGAGAATGCGCCAATTGCGTTTATACTATTTAAAAGATTTTTTTGTAAACCCTTTTGAGCAAGGGCTGCTGCTTCACTTGATCTGGCTATTGAGGTGTGAAACTGTGATATCTGACGTTGTAATGCTTTTAACTGTGCTAATGCATTAGACGAATCAATATTAATACCAATATTAGCATTAACATCAGCCATTTAGTCTCACACCTCTTTTAAATTATTCAGCCATAGTTACGCCAAGAACGTCTGAAACTTCAGCAAGTTTAATACCTGATGCTGCTTCTACGATCTTGTAAACTGTTGGGAGATCAATATTCTCCTCTAGTTTTTTTACGTCTTCAGAGAGTTCTGGCTTGTATTGTTTCATTGCAATCTGTACACACTCCATAAGAATGTCCATAGACTTGCCGTTATCTTCCGCCACCGCTCCCACACCCTCAAACTTCTTCATAAACGGACGAAGTAGAGAGATTTTTAGAGGACGTACTGTAACCTTTGTGCCATCAATTAGTGTAAGAGTAGTTTCCTCATACGTAGTTGTTGCCATTGTTTCCTCCTATAGGTTATGTCAATTATAGCATGGTGATACTTATTTTTTATTATTTTATTTTGTTAAATCTTCGTAATCTAAGCCCATGCCAATACCAAACCCTGCACTCCTAGCATTTTGTCCTTGAAGAGCCAGAATGTCATTACCGTCTTTTGCTTTGCCTTGACTAAAGACTCTAGCCTTCATGTCTTCCCATTCTTTTTGTCCCCTCTCAGATCCAGACTGTTTATCTAAATCTACTCCTTGAATTGCAGCCAAGAATTTTTTTTCTTGATAGTCAAGTTCTCTACGACTTGAGAGGGTTGCAATTAATTCTGGCATAGATAAAGACTCTTCTAATTCTCTGTAGTCTTTCCATATACCCAGTAAAAATACCTCAGACTCAATCTTGGCAAGGTCTAACTCTGACCAGTTTGAGCCACTATCTGTTGCTTGGTCTTTTACTGTTTCTTCAGATTTTTGATTAATCTTTATACCAGCAGAAATATCTAATACTGTGTATATGGTTGGTAGATCAAGGCTATCTTCTACATCAGATTTTGTTAATTTTATACCTGGATAATATTGTTTCATTGTAATTCTTACACACTCAACTAAAAAATCTATGGCTTCATCATCATCTTTAGCAGTTTTAACATCTTCAAACGCTTCCATAAACTCACGCAAATATTTTATTTTTAACGGAACAATGTCTAGTTCTGTGCCATCAACTAGTTTGATTATTTTATTTTTATAAACGGTTGTTGCCATAATCTTTCTATTCTATCACAGGCAAAACAAAAAACCCACCTAATTAAAGGTGGGTCTTAAGTTAATCTAAGTTTAGATTATGATTGTCCATAGGTACGATCAATGATCTTACCATAGGAACCTGATGTATCTTCAGGAAGAAGACGGAATGAAACTTCAAACATTGACGGTTCGTCACGCTTTGCTGACACAGTTACGTTCTCAATTGAAAGAGCACGATATGCTGCGTAGATACGTTCTTTATCCGCAAATGTTGCTGGGTCACCAGATCCTGGACCAACAGCAACGATTCCTCGTTCTACTGGAACATCTCCAATGTCTCCTGCACTCAGGTTAAGTGTTTGACCTGTAGATGCATTTTTGTTTCCTGTAACTTTGTCATCAGAGTATGCTAATGCTACGAGCAAGTTTTCTAGGGTTGCTTCAGCAAAAGCGGTAGCAAGATTTACCTGCATACCTTGCTTGTATAGTCTTGCAACGTCAAGAATTTGATCTACCTGAACTTCACCGAAGTCTGGTTGGAACTGTAATTCTAAACCGTTCATTGTGTAACCAACGTTAGTGTATGTAGCGGCTGCTGTAAGTGTTTCTTTATAAGATTCACTTGAATCAATCACTGCTTGTGACGCTAAAGTTGACGGAGTCAAAGTTGTATCATTAATGAAGAATGCTGCTGCACCCACAATAATGTTATTTGACGTACCACGGCTATATGGCATGTTATTTAACCTCTTTCATAAAGTATGTATTAAGTTGTTTGGCGTGTTTCCTCTAAAACCAATTATACCGCTTTTTATGTATATCTAGAGTCTGAGTCAACCGAAACATGATAGTCATACTCAACAATTAACTTGTTCACAAATAGGGTTCTTGCTGAGGCTAGTTCTGCTACGTCTCTGCTTTCGTCTGCTTGATATACCCTCGTACTGTGGAACAAAATATTAAATGGTGTATAGCCTTGTTTTGAGACAGACCCTGATGCTGCTATTGAGCCAACATTTGTTGCAGTTTTGTTAAACTTAAAGGTTGTTGCTGATGGGACACTTCTAACATAGTGTGTGCCATTAAATGTAGCATCTACTCCAGTAATTGTCACAGCATCTCCTGCTACTAAGCCATGGGCTGTAGATGTTGTTATTGTAGCAAAATTACTTGTAAGTGCCTTGTTTGATATAGTTTTAGCAGGGCTTGTAACTAAAGGACTGCTTAAAGTTGGATTAAGAAAGTTATAAGAATTTACGTCTTCTGCTGAAGAGTCTTCACGATCAAGGGCATTGGATATAACACGAACAGTGTCTATTAATTTACTAACGTCAGTAGAATAAATAAAATATATTAATTGCTCTCTTTTTTGTAAATAAAACGGAGTAGGCCTAAATCTCATTAATCTATCGTAAACAATTAAGATAGGACTTTCTGTTTGTCTGATCTGAATGCTATCGTTATACAGGTCTTCAATGTTTGTTGGAAACTGCGCTGGAACCATTGGACTTAATCCTTCTGATGCTGCTATAAGTCCATAATGCTCTAACTCAGACAAAATATATTTGTTTAAGAAGGTTGGTGGAAATCCCGTGTCAGTTAGTATAGTCATAGTCTTATTCTACCCCAATTGTTGCATTAGTTATCCATTTAAATCCTGTGTCAATTCCTTTACTTCTACCCGCCATTGAGCCAGCCTTAAAGTTTTTCTTGTATAGTGTTGGCTTCTTGATATAGTCATATACTCCAGACGCCCTTAAAAAAGATTGTTTAAAATATCTAGTCATGAACTCATCAAATGCAGACTCAAAACCACCAACAACAAAGTCTCCACCTGGATTTTCAACCTTAATTGGTCTGCTTGTAAATATCTCTCCATTAGGTCCATTAAATTTTAACACTTTAGATTTTGTTGGTGTAATTGTTACTGGAATTCCTTCTTCCATAATTTTTGCTTTATTATAAAACGGTGTAGTCATATTTTCAGAAACGCTTCTTGATTGTTTAAATGTAGAATTAACTGAAAGTCCTAAGTTGCTAACTGTGTAACCTAAATTAAATAATCTTGCACTTGGACTACTAACTTGATTCCACTCATAAACATGGTGTAGTGCTTTTGGATTGGCTCTGGCTTGTACATCAATATATTGTGCTAGCGCTTGAATAGCCCCTTTGCCTAATCTATCAAAAAATATTTTTTTACCACGATCAACGCCTTCTAAAAATCCAAGGGAATAATTAATAATATTATTCATTTGTTTAGTAAAAGATGTCGTGCTCGTTCTTGCTATCACTAGTCACCTACAGTCTGATTTTCAGCCCTGCGCCACAACATTTTGTAATATTCGGTATATCCAAATGGTCCAGTAAAAGGTTCAACTGTTGCTACTTCGTAGATTGTTCCTTTGCCTGATCTGGCCCCCGCTGTTTCTTTATAGATAATCGTATCGGATGCATCTCTAATATTTGTTATAAGTATATTTGTAGTTGCGTTGTTTGCATTGTTTGAAGAAAGTCTTGGGTCTTCTTTTGTTCTTGCAATAAGTTTATTTTCATATTTTAAAAAATTATCTGGTTTTACATCTTCTGATCCTAACCCACCTACAGATGTAGCATTACAAGTAATTGTTCTATCGTATACCCAGTTTTTTGTAGGTTGGCCATAACCACCTTGTGCAAGAATTGGGAAGTATATATCAGCCTTCATTGGAAACATAAAGTCTGTGACTTCGCATACATCCATTACAATACTCCAGGACGAACAATATTATTAATATATTTAGACAAAATCTTGTCTACAATAATATTTCCAGTACCCTCAATCATTCTTTTATCGTATTCAATTTTAAATTGATCAGTGCTGTAGTTCTTAATATATCTCTTGTAATAATCTAATTTACCGCATCTAATATCTTCAACTAATAATTTTGTAGCATCTTGAATATCAATAGGTACTACCTTGTATCCAGTTTCTAATAATAATATAAGATCTATACCCGCTGGAAATGCTACTCCAGGAGTTACAGTCATAGTGTTTCCACTGTCTTCTGTATCAAAAAGTGAAAAAGAGTCTGACGTTCCAAGTGGCATTCTTGCTGGTCGTTGTTCTGCTCTATTTACTGCACCTTCTGCTGATGTTGGGTCTTTTGTGAGTGCGGTCTTGTCTTTAGTAATTACGTATGTGTAGTCTCCTACGGTTGGGCCATCTGGATTGTATATATCATAAACTAATTCTGTGTTTTCGTATACCCTTAATATTTTATGTACTTTTTTCCAAAGTGGAATATAGTCTACTTCTTGTCCAACAATTTCAAAAAATTCACGCTCATAATAAAAACCACCAGTTATTGAATCAATGATTGCTCTTGCTAAATTTTCATATTCTGTGTATTTAGCAATTTCTGTTGCAGATGTTTGATTGTTTGCTGCTGCTAAAAGTGTAGGATCTACGTATGGACGTTTTACTTCTAAATTGTCTTCAACAACTATATCTCCACGATCTGCTAAAACCATACCACTTTCTTCTAAATCTTCATAGATTGTTAAAGCATATGATTTATCATATTTGATAAAATCATCATCTAGCACATAACTGACTTGCTTGCTGGCATTTGATGTTCTATAAGAAGCGACTTCTGATTGTTCTGCGACATCTTCAATGACTATAACGTATTTTGCGTTAGCATCTGGAACTGTATATCTAACAGTTAAAGGGTATGGAGGTAGACGAAGAATTGTTGACATTATACTTTAGCGTAATAAGATGCTACTTCTTCAGGCTGTGCTATTCGTACTAACCTGTGAGTAAGCCACTTTTCCGATGCCTCCTTTGAGACTATGTTATACCCCACGCTTAGAGCGCCCAAACCTTCCATGTGAATATTTCTATCTGAATGTAATGCTATTTTGTTTGTTAAGTCTTTATTTTTACCTGCTTTTTCTGCAGTTTCTTCTGTTATTTCTGGCGGAATCCAACTAGCCAAGATTTCTAAAATTTCAAGTTTTGTGTTTGATTCAAATAATTCTATGTTATTTTTCTTTGCATATGCTTTTAGTGCCATAACTGTCTTATCTTTTAATTGATCCATTGTTAAATTCATTTTTTCTCCCATGCTCATCTGTAATTATACCATCAGAAAGACAATAAGGAGGACGGGTTTTATGCCGTCCTCCCTAGTACGTGATGACTATATTTTAGGAATCAGCACTATCTGAGTCAACATAAGCGACTGCATCTAGTTCTTCCCAAGCAAGACCAAATCGTACGAATACTGTGTATTCAATTGTGTCTTTCTTTGGCTTGTATTCACGGTTTACAGTGATGTCTCTCTGGAAGCCCCATACACGGTTAGAAGGGAATGTTAAATCAACATAACCTGCTGGGTAGTAAGGAACTTCTAGTACATCTACACCTAGTACACGAGTTGTACGTGCATTACCAAATGTCTGTGCAGCACCATCCATGTAATCTTGACGGTTTTGCTGTGTGCTACCAGTGCGATCAGAGAACGCTGCTGAGATAGCATCTGCTAGTGTACCGTTGTTACGAACAATACCAGCAAAAGCATCAGTACCTGCGTAGAACTTAAGATTGCTCTTAAGTGCACGGTACTTACGAGGCATTGCTAATAGCAAGCCTTGCATTACTGATGTGGTGAAGTTGTTGTCTGATACTGTTGCAGCATATTCGTGAGCAGCATTTCCTACTGTTCCACGAGTTTGCTTTACGAAACCAGACATGATGGACAAGAAATCTCCTGTTGCTCCATCACCGTTGATAGCAAGATCTTCAATATCGTTACCGAATGCGTTGGTCATTAATCGTACTAGACGATCTTCCAATGCTCCGCCTTCAATATTGTCTTCAAGTGCTTCAGTTGCTACTTCCCAATCAAGACGAATCTTTTTTGTTGTTAGTTCAACCTTTGTAAATCTAGCGCCAGTGTTTGTGTAGTTTGGTGAGCCTTGTGATGCTGCACGAATTACACGCTCTCCGACGTTGACTTTTTCAATTTCCATGGTGTTTGCTCTCATGGTGACACGACGGCCATCTTTAGCGAGGACAGTTGCATCCCAGACGTAATCAATGAAACGTTGTGCTTGTTCAGGACGTAGAATACCTCCTGCGTTGCCAGTTGGATTGACTGCGTTATCTCCAGTTGTTACACCGAATCCTGCAGTAGCAGTGTTACCAAGTTGTGAACCTACAGATGATCCTGCAGCATTCAGACCAGTTGCACTACCAACACCACCAGATACTAATGAGCCAGCAGAGTTAATTTCTGAGCCATCTCCTGCACCTGGATAGTTTTTTTCTATGTTTGTGTTTTGTTCCGACATTATTTTTCACCTCCTAGTGATTTTTTACCTTAGTTAAATAGGTCGGCATTTGTGAGGAAACGACCGCCCCATAGGGATTTATGAATCACTTGTGGTGATTCCTGTACGATCTCGCCTAGATCGCCAGACTTGCGGAAAGCGGTATCTTGTTCTACAAGATCTACTCGCTTGCCAAACTCGTTAAAGTTGCTCTTAATTCCGTTAACATCAGATGTTACCGTTTCAAGAGATTTTGTTACTGCTGTTACCTTCTCGTTAAGAGATTTGATTGTTGCAGCAAGATCGCCAAAGGCATTAGTAAGAGAATTATTAATTTCTGAAACTGCCTTAGCAACTTCTTCTTTAACATCTGTAGCGGATTTTTCCACTGCGTTCTCTACTTCAACTGCTGCTTTTGCAACAGAAGATTCTGCACTAGCGTCATCTGATTTAGCAAGAGCAATTTCTTCAACTGCTGGTGCCTCTTCAACGACTGCAGGGGTTTCTGCTACATCTGCAACGATTGCTGTTGCTTCTGCCACTACCTCTGCTGCTTGTGCCTCTGGAGCAACCTCTGCATTTTCAACTGCAGTTTCTAGAACTGCGTTTGTTGATTCTGTCATTGGATTTACCTCCTTAGTAATCTTAATTGTATTAATGCCTTTAGCACTATCAACTAAGAATTTTATTAGTTTTTCAGTATCTTTATCATTTTTTTCTATAAAGCCAATATTCTGCATTACGTTACCATTTACTGGACTTGTTGCAGAGTCAGAATCAGATACCATAACAATACCGTTTTCTGAGTCCCAAAATACATTTTCAATTTCTGTTTTTGATAGATAGCCATCAACTACGTTTTGGCCATTAATTTTTTCAATAGAAACTATATTAGCAAATTGATTTGCTGGATTATCTACAAGAGAAAGTTCTGACAATTCATAAGTTTTAATTACACGGATTGTTTTATCTATTTTTTCATCGTAAGCGTCATCCCACTCTTTGATATTTCCACCTATTGAAAAACCAGTGTAGGTTCCGTCTAAAACTTTTTCCCATGCATTCTGTGCACCTTTTGAAACATAAGCAGAAACATAAACTCCGCTATAAAACTTTTTAGTACTTGGATCAAAATACTTGTCTTCTTTAAAAGAAACAATTTTGCCAACAGCACTTGGTTGGTGCATTTCACGTAAGTTGCCACGGAAATTTTTAAAAGCAGTTATACTAGATTCTGTTGTTACAATGTCATTTTGACGGTCAACGTTATCAAGGGTTGCAAAACCAGACACCATACGGCGTTCAACGTCTATCTTTCCGATGGGCATTGAAAGGCGAACATTGTCACCTTTAGTTTCCCAATGAGCCTTATTTGTTAACATAACGTTATAATTATAGCACCGCTTTAAAGAAGTTTCTCAATTATTGAGACGATCTACCTTCACCCTGTGCATTTCGTCCAGATATTGTAGTTGGTGAATCAGAATTGTTATTTGTTCTTTCTGAATCTCTTTGACGATCCCCTGCTAAATTTGCTCTAGCATCAGTTGCTTGTCTTGGAGACATAACAAATGGCTGATCTCCATCTGCTCTTAGTGGCAAGTCTAACGCTTCACGAGCCTCATTTGGAGTCATAACCTGAGTCTTTACATATCTTTCAAGAATTTGAGATTGTGCAATTTCATCAGTCAAAGTTAATTCGTTAAACTTAAGTTCAAGAATGTCTGTCTTTTCTCTAATAATCTTGTTTACAACCTTCTCTAAATGTCTTTGTGCTGGACGAGATACCTGCTCTTTAAATGTACGGTCTTGAGAAAGTGCTGCTGCAATACCTGCAGAATCTGCACCACCTAGTTTTGAAATAGGAACTTGATGAGCAATCAGAATATCATCACGGTTTTGTTTACGATACTCTTTAAATGAGCCATCTTGGATACCGTTTTCAATTGGCTCCATCTTAAACTCAACTTTATTTCCCTCTGTATCTCCAGGAAGCGGGATATAAAGAGTTCTATGTGACTGAGCCTTAAGTCCAGTTTGTAAGAATCTAAACATTTTATCTTCAGCATCACCTGAAAGTTTTGCACCCTTTAAGGTTACAACGTATCTTGGAACAGCCTTGTTTTCAAAGTAGTCAATATTATATTGAGATGCAAGTTGATCTCCGATAAGGGATGGCATTGCTGCAATAATATCTGGAATACCATAGAATGTGTTTAAAGGTGAGTATTCTTTTAAATGAATAATCTCATTGGGACGTGGATCTGTCCCCATAGGATTTGCATTCTTTGCCCCAAAGTTTCTGAAGTAAACCACCTTTTGACCAATAATCTGCACAAAACCATCACGCAAGCGTCGTATACGAACGGTAGTTGCTGGAATATGTCCAACATAACCAATCTCTCCAGCAGTTGTTCTACCTACTTCAATAAATCCATTACCCGTTGCCTGAAGGTCTGTGTAAACCTTTTCCATTGTTTTTGTAAAACTGTCATCATCATTTAAATTTTCTAGCCAATCACGTAGTTGAATCTTGGCTCTTTCAATACGATTACGAGCACGGTCTACCGCACTTGCATCTTCATTCATTTCAAACCTTAACAGCGTTCTATCTGAAATATCAAAGCGATATCCCAAACCTACAACGTTTTCTACCTTAGCATCAATAGCAGCATGATTAGCAAATGATGTGTCATAGAAGTTGGCTAACTCATACATGTTATATGGAGGAGTGATTACGTCAAATAGTCCGTAGCCATTTCTATATACCGTGCCAGGATTGATTTGTTTTGATCCAGCATTCACTCCAGATGGTGTTGCGTTTGCTGCATCTAAGTAAGCAGCGTTAAATTCTGGAGCAGCATACTTTGTTAAATTGCGTGTTGTTCTACGACGAAAGTTTTGATCAAGTCCAACGTAATCTTTTAAAACATCCCAACTTTTATTAAAGGGATCGTGTGATTTAAAAATATTGTCTTCTTTTTCTTCTGTATTAAGACTTGCACGGATATACTGTTCTTCACTCATCCATTGCCCCTCTTCCATGCTTTTCTAATGTTTGTTGTGCTGCATGCCAAGCACCTAAATCATTCATTGAAGGAATTAATCCTTCTTTTAATCTTGCTTTTTGCTCGGAATATTCTTCTTCACTAACCTGGGTTAGCCCTGGAACAAATACAGCCTTACCAAGTCCATCATCTCCGTGATGCATTGCAACTTTTTTTAATTCTGCAATTTTTGAAAGATCCCCACGGTCGGACGGTATATTTAAAACTGATCCTTCGTCGTCTGTAAACCATTTACCATTAGATTTCTTATATACGTAAAGACCCCAGTCATAATGCTTATCTATTACCTGACGACGTACATTTTTAACATAAGGTTTACCAGTTTTTGGGTTAATTAAAGATTCCATAACCACAAGTATAGCAGATTATACTGGTGTAGATACGTTAGTTGACCACTCTACTTCTGCATATACATTTAATTTTTCAGGCTGGTAAACCAATCCTTCTCCGTCATCAACGATTATTTTATTTGTGCCTATATATGTTTTATAAATATCTGATGGATTAATACCATAGAACTCTGATGATCCTATTACTAACATGCCGTCCCAAGTAAAGTTATTAAACCAGAACTGCCAGTCATTTGTTGTAATGCCGTCTGTTAATACCTGGAACCACGGCCTAAATGTTCTACTTTCAACCTCTTGTAGGCTGTTTGCCTGATAATAGGCAATGTTATTAAATAATATTGGTCCCGTCAAGTTTATGCTTCCAAGATATGAATTATAAACAAGGGAAGTCAAAAATGCTATACCTATTGAAGACCACTCTTTAAGAGACAACACTGGCTCTCTGACCAGACTTCCATTTAAATAAAATCCAACACCATTATAAGGAACGCCGTTTTGGTTTAAAACAAACACTCTGCCCCTATCTAGGTCTGCGCTGTTTGCCTGTAAGTAAAACTTAAGAGTTCCGCTCTTGTGATTAATTTCAAAAATCTCTGTTGCTGTTGCTGGAAACGCATCTTGATCATATCTTAGCCATAACTGCATAGCACTTACCTTATAGTCTGTTGCTAATTCTTTATTAATTGGTAGGGTTAGTCCACGATTTTCTAAAATGTTAATTTCACCACGAACTTCAATTCCAGATGTTTTTGTTAGATATAAGTATGGGGTGCTTTCTTTGTATATGCTAAATGGGTTTTTAGACTTATAGTCAAAATAAATGCCATTCTTTTTATATGGAAACAGGTCTACTCCAAACCTAGTTCCCACAGGATTAAAAGAGTTGTCATTAAATGCTTGAGATGCTAGTTGTAATTTATTTAATAAAATAGGTTTTGTTAAAACTCCACGACTGTTAAACTCAAGGCTATAGACAATTGCAAGTTGATTAAAATCTACCGACTTAATTGGATAAATTAATGTGTTATTTAATACCTCAAACCTTGTAGTTTCCCAATCTTCATAATTATTTAAGTCAAGAACTTTGTATTCGTCTGGCGTTTCTTCATTAGCAAAAGAGGTAGGAATATTAGCCCCATCTGCAACATATTGAAATGTTACATAACTTTTTATTTGTGCCTCGTCTGTATTATAATAATAAGACGATGCCCCAGATTCCTGCTCTAAAGTGGTTGTTGTTGGATATCCCAGGTTAAATTGTAAAAAGTCTATTTCGTAAAATTCTTGTCCACTGCTATTCTTTACAAATTGAGCAAAATAAGAAAGCGGAAGATAGTCTTGCCAATACCCAGCAACACCTATGTCTAAGAAATATTTTTCATATGCCTCTGATGGAAGTATTGTGTAACTGGCAGTGTGATCAATTAATTCTTGCCCCTTGTCTAATTCAATAAATCCGTTACTATCAACATAATCTACTATTTTTGTAGAGTTTAAGGTTGTAGATAACCCTACAGAATAAAGTCTTCCAGTAAAAGTAAACTCTCCAGAATCGTCTCCACACACGTACATTTTTAAGGAACTTTGATTTCCAAAAAATGAACTTACGTTGCTGCCAAATTTTTCTGACAATGTCTTTATGTTAAACCCAACTGCAAAAAGGTTGTTAGCAGAAATTGCGCTAGAGGTAAATAATAACTGTGTGGTTCCATTATAGGTCAAAGAATACTTAATTAAGTTTCCATCTTTAAGAATTGTAAAGTAGTTATTGTTTAGAGGATTGTATATTTTAAATAATATTTCATCTGATGCTAGGTTGTGAGAACTAAATACTCCGTAACAACTTTCAACTTCGCTTGATAATAAATTAAACCTTGAAAAATTTATATATGACTCAATAGAGTTCCAGGTGTTGTTAGGTCTAAATGATAAAAATTTATCAGTAATAACTGGTCCAGACTCATTATCCTGTGCGCCTTTATTGTCATCGTACAACTCTTGCAATGTTTTAGTGCCTAAAAATATTTCTGGCAAAGTATACTCTGGTGTTCTTAAACTTGTTTGAGTAGTTGCTAAGTTATCAAAACTGCCTTGATCCCAACCAGCAAAATCTGGATAGTTGTAGTTTGCAGTGTAGTCTGCAAATGAATAATCTATAAACGCGGTAGTTCCACCATAAGATGAGTTAATTCCTTCTGCAGAAATAACTCCTTGCCCATAAACCCATCTACGCTTTGCAACTGTAACTGGAACCTGATAAGAATATATAGCAACACAATCAAGTTCAAAAGGATATACATTATTACTTGAATAAAACCCTAACCAGTCTTGACTATCTCCGTTATTATCAAGTTCTTCTGGAAGAGTTAAACTGGCGGTATCTAAAGATAATGACAATACTTCTTCTCCATTAACTAACAAAGATGCAGAATCTTTAATTAAACGAATATGAATAAGCATTGGTCTAAACCATTCGCCTACGAAATGTGATGCAAACTGATCACCAATAACTAATGTTAAAAATCCATCTTCAACATATAAGCCATCTTCTGAAGATATTGGTCCAAATATTTTAAATGGTGTAAAGGTGTTTGCTGCTACTCTTGCCCAAAATTCAATAGTGTAGTCGTTGTACTGCCCTTTTTTATTTAAAAATCCTTTTCCTGGAATAATTAAAGATGCGTCAGTATTTGGCTCTAATCTTGTAACTCCACTTGCACCATAAACTAATGGAACGCCAGCATTTTTACATTTTAATCCACCCTCAGTAATATAGTATCCAGAATCTTCTGCTACTCCATATGCCTGCGCTTCTACTGCATCGTATCCACCATAAATACTTATGTCTGTTGGAACTGTAGTTTCTGTTATTCCGTTTAAAGAATAAGTATTGAATTCTTCATTCCATTGCCCCAAAGTAATACCATTGATATAAAATTCGTTATCTTCAACTTCATTTGATCCTTCAAAAACCTTAATTTTAAATACGATCCTTAGTTGTGCAGATACGTTTGGTATTTCAAAAGTTTCAGAAATGAATCCCCATTTTTGATAAAGTGTACTGGTAAAAGTTTTTAAATTTTGGACTACGGTTGATGTGGCTGGGTCTGTATACTCATAACCTATTGACACTGTTTGTAAAAATAAACTGTTTGAATAAAAATATGATCCGATAGTAAATGTTCCAAGATCTGCAAGAGTGTTAAGGTTAAGAATATTAGGACTAATTATTGATGCTTCAAGAGTTTCTGATACAGGGACATTAACTCTAATTCTTGACAAGTGACTGTCTACAAAAGGTTCATTTAAATCTTCAGAAGATGCTGCAAGCGTAGCGTTTGTTGGTGTCCAGAAGGTTGAAAGACTGCGCTGGGCTTCAGATATTAAACTCTTATAGTCAAGTTTGTCGTCTAGTGCCCACAAAACTAGCGGATGCTCAGAGTATATCTTTTCTGCATATAAATTTGATGGGTTAGACATTTTTCTCCTATAACCTTATTATAGCAGGATGAAACTAATTTTTAGGAACCCATAACTTTTCGTTACCCTTGTTGTGGTATCTTGCCATTACGAACAGTAAGTCTGAAAGCCTGTTTAAATACTTTGCAATGTTTGGATTTATACCCTCTACTTTCCAAACCTGACGCTCTGCTCTTCTAACAACAGTTCTTGCATTATGAATAGCCCCAGTAGGTAGGACAAAAGAATGAAGTGGCGCTAAATGTTCGTTATAGTCATCAATAATATTTTCTAAATGAGTAATTCTTGCTTCTGATATTACGATTGTTGGAGCGCCAGAAAGTTCTGCCCCCAAATCAAATAGATCGTTTTGTATTCTATCTATAATGTCATTATGAAACTCAGTTGCCATTCCTATAGCAGAGTTTGCTTCATCTACCGCTCCAATTGCCTCAATTAAATCACTGCTTTTGTCTATTCGCTCATTCGTGGCGGTAGAAGTTTTTCCATCATCGCCAGTCTTTGTATAAATACGAGTTAGGTGAACCATTAGTGTCCCGTCAAAGAACGCCAAATATCAATAGTAATACTGTTTGCTATGTACAGTGCTACAAGATTTATAGTTAGTTGAACTATATAATCAGCAGTTCTAGATTTTCTTTTTTGTATAGGAAACTGCACTACGTTATTGAATTTTTTATATGCAACTTTCATGGAAACTTTAACTCTCCTTTAGGACCAGTCCAAACCAATCCAACTGAGTCTCCTGAATTTAAATATTGTTGATCTACTGCAAGTTGTCCCCATCCCCACTCTTTTTTAGGAAACGGAATAACTTGTTTTTCTTTTATTATGATTGCCCAATATGCTTCTGCGGGTGGCATAACTTCACAAGACTCTACCTTTTCATCTGGCAACCCATTAACTCTACAAACTACTCCTAGTCCATATTTCTTGGTACCTTCTATTTTAAGATTGGCTTGTTTTAAAACATCTAAAGCAAGAATGCTGCTAGATGATTCCACACATTTTTCTAACTTTGTTTGATTATCTAAAACTCCATAATCAACATAAAGGTTTATGCAGTTATCTTTTGGTTTATCTATAGAAAACAGCACTGCTGCAACTGCTATAAAAATTGCTAATGATGCTAATATTTTTTTCATTTATACCCCCTAGTATAGTTTGATTTCACAAGCGTCTGTGCTGCAATAAGCCTCACCCTGTGCTTCCAGATTTTCTACGCCATCATAAATTGCAGACCAATCAATTTTTGCAATTTTGCCTACGTAAGAATTATATTCTTCTCTTGTAATATTATTGTATGGTTGTTGCGGAAATGTTTCATTACCCATAGGTAAAAACGAAACAGCCTTTAACTCACCTTCATAAAGATGAAGTGCTGGAGCAATAT